GGAAAAAATAGTAAGTAGCTATGGAAGTAACAAAAGAAACGGTGTTGGAAAGTATGAACACCTATTGCACAGAACGAAAGTATGGTTCTGAAAACCTAACCGACGGATTCAAGGAGAAATTCTCTAATTTCTTTGTCAAAAAGTACGAAGGCAAAGATGTTGAACAGGAAGAGATGATTGCAGACTTGCACTTTAATCTCGACACCGCATTCAGCGCATCCGTTGATATTAACGCTGCACTCAAAAATTCTTTCGAGTCAAAGAAGACCGAGTACGAGACACAGATTGCAGAGTTGAACAAGAAACTTGGTAAGGTCAAGAATCCACCGACGGTTGAGATTCCGAAGGAAGTCCAAGACCAGTTGGATGAGTTGAAGGCGTTCAAGAACAAGGAGGCTAAGAAGTCCAAGTTCGAGAACATCATGGCACTTGCCAAGAAAGGTATCCGTCAAGACCTGCACAAGTCTTTCGAGACTTTTGCGAACGGCACTGACGTAGACCTTGAGAAAGAGGACAAGGAGCAGGCTAACGCTCTCGTTTCACGATTCCAAGAGATATTCAAGGACTCGATAGGAGACATCAAGCCGCTTGCGCCACAGCAGACTCGCAAGAACGACGAAGCCGTACTGTCCCAATTAAAGAGATTAAAGGTTTAACAACTAAAAATTAGATTCTATGTCACAAGTAACAAACTTAGCGTATTTCTACGAGCGTTCACGGAAGGTTCGTGGAGGTCGCAGCGTTTGGGTTAAGGACTCTAACGGCGAGAACCGTAAGAACGTGCTGCTTGGCGGTACTATTCTCAATCCCAAGAAAGGCTTCGACCATTTGTATGCCGCACAGTTGGTACAGTACACTCCTGCCGAGGGCTGTCTTATCTTCCGCTCATTCGAGGTTAGTGATGCTGCATTGGCAAGTGCGACGACCATCAAGATTAAGGGCGATGGCTTCACTGATGCGCCCGAAGTGGGTATGTACATCATGATTGCCCCTGACGACGTTACTACTGACGGTGCTTATGCAAAGATTACCGCAGTTGAGTATGATGAAGACAATGCGAAGTTCAATGTAACTCTCGCAAGTGCTCTTGGCACTGCTCTTGAGGGTGGAGAGATTCTTGTAGAGGCTGATGCCGCTGCTGATGCCGCTCTTACACAGCCTACTGGTGAGGCTACTGTTCTTGTTCCCAATCCCAACACCTTTATAGAGGCTGATGCTGACCTGATGCCTACCGAGGGTTATGGCTTGGATGGAACAGCCAACTACTCTATTTCTACCGTACACGACAAGGAGGCTTGGATTGTTAAGATGCAGCCACTGCCCAAGTACGTGCTTGCAAAGAACCGCTCTTACATCAAGGGTATTTTCTGGATTTAAAACTAAAGGAGGAAAAAGAATATGGCACAAGCATTGAAGCAATTTTGGACTCCCGAAGAGACCATCAACAAACTCTATGACCGTCTCTATGACACCGACGGCATAGGATATTTGCAGACGCTCGTTGACACCATTGACATCGACGAGAACTCTAACTTCTGGACTGAGCACTTCGTCGTTGAGGGTAACGAGTACGATATTGACATTGCAGACACCAAGAAGAATCCTGCTTGGACTGTCCGTCAGCGTGACATCCGTGTAGTTCCTATGGCTGACCCGATGGCTCCCCTTTCGGAGACTCGTCAGCTGGAGAATGAGGGCTACAGCGAGCAGACTGGCTCTATCTACGGCTTTGGCAAGGGACTGTTCGACACCTCTATGTCGAAGTTGGAGTTGCAGGCTCGTCTTGCACAGATGTCGCCCGAAGACCGTTCTCTCGTGACCGCCGCACAGCGTGGTATCGCAGACCTTATCAAGACGCACAACCTGCGACTCTCGAACATGGCTGCAATGACCCTTTCCTATGGCGGTGCTTACAACACTACGACTTCACAGAACATTGTCCCAGCAGGTCAGACACCTACCCTGACCACACAAGGTGGTAGCGGCGTTGTTGTCTCCCAGCGTTCATACATCCCTCGCGAAAACTTCAAAAAGGCTGGTGCAAAGGTTTGGACTGACCCCACATGTGACATTCCGTCACAGATGCAGAAGCTGGAGTATGAGTTCAAGGTTGCCAACAACCTCGATGAGTCAACTCCTTTCGAGTGGGATATTCCATACGACATCATCGTGAACATTCTTCTGAAGAACGACTTCTTCATTGCGGAGGTGAACCGCTACATCCGTCTTGAAGCACCAGACAAGGTTGTTATCATCAGCAACTCTCAGTCGGCTCTTGACACAACGACTATCACATGGCAGCAGTTGGTTGCATACACACGTTCGAGCATTTCCAAGATTGCTCCTATCCGTGTTGTACGTGAGCAGCAGACCGTACAGGGCATCACCACCTACTATACCGTTCGTGGATGGAAGCCCAACACCGTAGTTCTGCGTCCTCTCGGCATGGCAGGTGTCGTAGTACACGCTATTCCTGAGTGGGCTAAGTTGATGCGTAGCGGCGAGGTCAACGACAACATTCAGTGGTCGATGGCTAAGTGGAACAACCTCATCTACATCATCAACAAGATTGTGCCTGACGGCATGTTGAAGTCGTACCACACCGATGCACTCGGACGCTATGCTACGGTTCTTAACGAGTCGCAGTACCACGTCTGTGTGGACATCGCAACAGCGGATTAGTGAATAGGTTTTAGTCATATTGTTTTTGGTTAGTAGTTTGTTGAGAAGATGACAGTATTGGAATGGCTTGAGGCATCAACGATGTATTCCTCCTTTACGGAGAAGAATTTCGTCAAGATAGCAATGGACAGGGGCATTGACCCAAGTGCCGACGTATATGACGAGAGTGTTGTCACGAAGCGGGAGCGCGACTTGATGACGGCAGACCTCATATATACGGCAGTCCTCTTGAGACCTTCCAATACTGCGTCTCTCCAACAGTCTCACAACGGTTATCAGAAGACCGTTGGCAGCGAGCAGGACTTCTACCAAGACGACAAGATTCAATACGCTATCCGCATCTACAAGCGATACGGCGATGAAAGAGGTGAGGACTTAATGGAACTCTCTGAGAGCCGAAAGATAAAGTTCAAGTCAATCGAGGACGTTGCTGAGTTATGTTGAAGGACGAAATTCTTGAATACCCCTACGAGGGAACGATAACAAGGGTTGTCGCAGGAAAGGGCATGCAGCCAGACACCGTGACGACCATCTATGAGGGTGTGATGGATGAGCACATGGCAACCGACGAGCAAGGCAATGTCATGCAGACTGCATCCTATATCATTTCCATTCCCATCACGAAAGACGAGGAAGGAAATTGGATAGTTCCTCGGAAAGGCGACAAGGTTTCTCTCACGAGATATGGCGAGACGTTCAAGTTGACTGTTGACAACGCAGACCCCTCTCAGTTGGGCGGTGTGAGTATTTACGCGACACGCAGCAGTTGGTAGAGTATGAAGCAAGGCAAGATAATCGGTTTCAATGCCGCAAAGATGGCTGAACAGATGATGGCTAACGCTGTCGCTGAACAGAACCGTCGCCTTGTGGAGTATGCAGAGGCAAGAATATTGATGCTTGGTGAAACCATCAGTTCGTACAACAGCAAACATCACATGGACGACACAGGTAACTTGCTTGACAGTCTTTGTTGGGGCGTGTGCTACGACGGCAAGATGGTTGAAAGCGGATTTTACCGCAGTCCTAAAGCAAACATGCCATCCTATCTTCACGGGTGGTCTACGGTTGAGTTCGCAGACCCCAAAAGGTTTAAAAGACACGCTGTAGGCGAGTCTGTGAAAAACTGGGTAAAGATGGACGCAGGCGAGCCAGTCAACGGACATCAACTTGCAGCAGAATACTTGTCTCAAGCACATAAAAAGTGCAAGAGTGGAGAGTGGATGGTGTTCTTTGCAATTCTTGCTCCTTATTGGGGATATTGGGAAAAAGGATTTAATATCACTACGAGGTTTGGAGGCAATGCAACGCAAATGTTTTTGCAGTTTGCTGTTATGTCTCAATTCTACGATATTGTTAAATCCAACCTAAAACCTGCGAGAACAAGAATTAAAGTCTACGTTCCAAAGTATGCAAGCAAGTCTCTGATGAGCAGAGCAAGAAAGAACTTGAACGGATAAAATGTTATGGTAAACGAATCGAGAATAGACATATACGACTACTTGTACAACTTGTTATTCGGAGTTGTTTCCGAGAACGTGTACTACATGAAAGTTCCTACCGAACTTGAAGACGAGGATACGCACGACGGATTTATTGTCATACACGTTGGAAGCATGGTTGACGAAAGCGAGTTCGACTTGCAAGCCTATGGTCGTGTGCGTTGCTTTATCGAGGCGTTTGTTCCCATGATTTCAAGAGGTCGTGTCAACCGAGACATCTACGCTCTCATGGAGAACGGCATCAACACGCTAATCAACGAGCAGTCGGAGGTTCGTGACGGTTCTTACTACATCGAGAAGGACAGCGTTATCTCAATGGACGACGACGAATCCTCAAGTGCCGACAATGCCTACTTCACGTTCATCAAGTCATTCATCGTCGTAATCGACAATCAAAGTGAATAGTAATTTATTTATAAACCATTTAAAAACGTTTTAATTATGGCAAAGAAAACAACCGTAAAAGCAGTTGCCCTCAAGTATGGTACTGTTGGTGGCGATGCTACAACCCCGCTGATGGGTGTTTTGAAGGGTCTTACCATTGGTCAGGACGAGCCTGATTCCACAGAGATTGAGGCTGAGTTTTATGACACACCGTTTGACATCTTCTACGATGGCAATCCTGTGACATTTAACTTTGAGTTGGCTAACTATGACTTGACTGAGCTTCCTGCCTTGTTTGGCGGCTCTGCAAGTGGCGATGTGTACGAGGGTGCTACTTCCGCATACACCACCGAGCACTCTTGGCAGCTTGAGTTCGGTCGTGGTAACTATGCCCTGTATCTGTACAGGGGTCTTACCATTGGTACTATCAAGAAGGATGAGGATGGTGCTTTGAACTTCTCAGTAACCATCACTGCCTTGAACCATACCACTGGCACTGGCGCAGAGGCTGTAGACCACATGTACAAGATTGTTGGCACAGCTCCGACACCTTAAACGAAAATTTCTCTGTTTTTCGTGGACGTGGGGAGCGTTATAGGGGTATCCCCTGTGCGCTCCCCTTTCAAGTTCCACGAGAGACAATCAAACAATCACTAACGTTCACGAAGACATGAAGAAAGAAGAGAAGAAACAAGAAGGGAAGAAAGAG